CGCAAGAGTACACTCAGGACAGTGCGAGAAACCGGGAGGGAAGTGTAGACGAGGGAAAGTTGACTGCACAAGACATCGCGTGCATCGAGGCGGCAGGTGGAGGACGGAGCAGCGGTGCGATAGTAGGAGGTAGTGTTGCTGCCGCTGCTGCGCCATCACTGATCGCAATCCCGTATGTCGGGTGGCTGGCTGCAGGTTGGGCTACGATGCTCGGAACTGACATTGGCGGAGATATTGGCGCGGGTACAGCACAATTTATTCAAGGTTGTTAAATGTTTTATGTGAACCATGTTGACCACCTGGAAAATCACTCCACTTGGCGAACATACGAAAGAGGACTCAGAGAGTTAACTCTCCTTGAGGCACCAAAGCAAGTAATAAGAGAGTACAAGCATAAAGCAGCACGGGACTGTTTCCTTGCCTTTGCTGACTTGATGTTAGACGGAAAACTCAAAGTAGCGGCGTTCCATGAAATCATCGCATCCAACTTCGAAGCAATCGCCAGAGGAGAGTGCAAGCGACTCATCGTCTCCTGCCCTCCAAGATCTGGAAAGTCTATGCTCAGCCAAGTGTTCGTCGCTTGGCTACTCGGACGAGACCAAGAAACGCAGCACATCATTGCGTCTTATGGCGCTCAGCTTAGTAACCGCTTCCATCGTGGTATTATTGGCTTCCTTAAGCACAAGTCTTTTTCTCGTGTCTTCCCTGAATGGCTGGGTTTCGAGACAGACTCAAAGTACGACATGCGAGGCGGAGGATACATCCTGTCAACCTCAGTAGGTGGGGTGTTAACTGGTTTCACTGCTGGTTCAAAGGCAGAGGACTCACCAGGTGTCGGAGCTCTTGTCATCGATGACCCGCTGAAATCATCTGACTCTAAGGCAGCATTGCAAGGTCTGGAAACATTCTGGGGTGAGCAAGCATCTACTCGTCGTACAAACCGGTGGGCACAGGTGCTTATTGGTACACGATTCCACGAACGAGATTTGCATGGGGTTCTCATGGACTCAGACGGCTTGTGGGACGCAGAGGAAAATCCTAACGGCTGGCGTTGGGTCAACATACCAGGAATTTGTGAAAATGAAGCAAACGATCCACTTGGACGCAGAAATGGCGACTCGCATTGGCCCACGAATCCTGTATTCACGACTGAGATGCTCACGTCTCAGAAAAGGGCGATGGGCAGCTCAGCGTTCTCAGCACTATACCAAGGTACGCCAACTGCTGCAGAAGGTGCGATCATCAAACCCGGTTGGTTGAATCGTCTGATTGACGATGAGATACCAACTGATTTCGATGTGACGTATCTTGCACTTGATACGGCATTCAGTGAGAAGCAAGCAGCAGATGAGAGTGTGATTGCCGTTTGTGGATTCAGAAAGGAAGAACCGGATAACATCTATATCAGAGAGTTAGTTCATGGGAGATGGGCATTTCCTGACCTGGTTGCCGTGCTGGAGCAAACTCAGAAGTACTACCGTGCGACTTTCCTTTGTATTGAGCAGGCAGCGTCCGGACAGTCTCTGATTCAAATCCTTGAACGGGAGACCAGGATCCATATTCACAAGTTCAAGCCTCTGAAGTCAAAGACCATTAGACTGCAGACTGTCGCCCCTTTGTTTGAATCAGGACGAGTTAAGTTCTGTGATGGCGAGTGGACCGACGCATTCTTCAAAGAAATCGTTGCATTCCCGCATGTGCCGCATGATGACTGGACCGACGCAGTGGTTTGGGGACTTACATACTACCAATTCCATTTAGACGGTGCAGCAAGACCGGAGACTTCTTTCTCCAGAGGACATCGCGGAGGGAGAGCCTCGATGTTTGGTGAGTTCACCGAGCTTGGTGCAAAGAATAATAGTCACGCAGGAAGACGAAATATGTTCGGGTCTGGTACTGCCGGAGGCGAGTATCGACTAGGAACTGAAGATAGAAGTAGACTACGACGGTCAGGAGACCTTAAGTTCGACACTAATATGTAGTAGAGGTAAAATCACCTTATCCAATGCAGTCTGTCCAATGTCAGACTATACATCCGGAGGTGATTTCAATCGTTTAGGTAAAGGCTACAAATTCGATTATTTAACACTCACCTCTAATTTTATGTTATCGTCTAAGGAGAAGAGACGCATCCGTCGCTCAGCTGAGAAGATGGAAAAGCGTACCACATTCGAAGGTCGTGGAATGGACGTTAATCCATTTTTCGCCAAGACGGACTCACAGGAAGACCTATGGAAATCCTTGAATAAAAATACAGTTACAATTGCAGTCGGTCCAGCCGGTGTAGGCAAGACTCTTGTCGCACTCTGGTTCGGTCTCAGTGCAATCAAAGCCAAAGCATTTTCAAAAGTAATCTACGTCCGTAGTGACGTGGGCTGTGCTCATCAACGTGGTCGTGGTGCTCTACCAGGAACCATGGAAGAAAAAATGCAGCCGCTCCTCGGCCCATTGGTTGATAACTTATCTGTGGTATGCCGCTCCCATGGGGCTGGTGAATACTTGATGGACAAGAAAATTATCGATGCAATGCTCCTAGAGGACATCAGAGGACGTAGTCTTAACGACTGCCTTATTATCTTCGACGAGGCACAAAATGCTTCACCCGACCAAGTAAAGACAGTGCTCTCCCGTGTCGGAGAGAACTCCCATATCATCGTCACTGGTGACACAAAGCAAATCGATCTTGATGTATTCAAGAGTCATAACGGTCTCCTTGACTGCTACCATCGATTAGCCAACATTGACAATGTGGGCACTGTGCGATTCACTAAATCAGATATCGTCAGAAATGGCGTGATCGCTGACATCCTAGCCGCATACGACGACTAATGCTATCAACCAAATACAGGTTGAGACTCCAGGCCATCTGTGAGAAAATCTCAGGTGGCGAAGAGGTTTCTCTAACCGATATGGTCTGGGCTAACAAACTAGCCAAGGCTAACCACTCCGCTCATGAGATGATGCGTGCTGCACGACGCAAAGCATTCTCCGAAGAAGAAGAAGGAGGACTTGGGGATTTTCTCCAAGGGATGGGACTGGGTAACCCGGATCCATCCACACATAAAAGTAACTTCGACGGTGCAGACGAAATCATTGAATGGTTTCGCCAAGAGAAGACTGACGACTGGCGCCAAAGGGACTAGCTTATGGATCAAATTAATCTTGCTATACGAGAGGCAGAGAGGCTACGCTCTACTCTCCCTAAACTCAGACAAGACACCACCAGAGAAGGTCTCATTAAGTACTATGAGACAATGCTTGACGTGACAGAACGTCAGCATAACATGTACTCTCGTCTGATGCTGATGTCAGATGAGGAGTCACGGGAAACTGCTGCCGAAATGGAGAAAGTAGCAATTGACTACATGGGCAAAAATGTAGACTCGCCTATGAGTTTCTTTTTCAGTAAGATGAAGAAAGAGATCAAGATCCAACTACGTGAACTTGCAGATGGAAGATGAAGAGTATACGATTGTTTTAGGGTTCAATCATCAGCAGCTTCTTATCCTCCATACTGCTATGGAGAAAAGCTGGCGTAACTGGCCTGGCGGTCACTTCATGGAGCAGATGATGCTTGAAGAACTGAAGAATAAGACGTTTACGATGATAATCGAGTCCCAGTTCTCGGACCTGAGATAAGACACAACTTACACATAAACAAACTGCACTTTGAACCATGTTAGAAGGCGTCGGACTACAAACAATCGGCGGTGTTCTAGTCACCATTATCACAGGAAAAGTCACTCCACTTAGTTGCTACATCGGGCTTAGTCACTTCGAAGGAGACCAAGTAGAACTAGAACAACCTCTCGGTACCCTAGGTTGTGAACACGACATGGACCGACTTCGTATTTTCTTTGAGCACCAGTCTTCTCCAGCAAGCGGAAGCGACTACCCTGGCCTCAACCACGTCGGCGCAAAGTACCTGTTCCAAGGACGTGACGTGACTGCATACGTTGGTGCGTCTTGGGAACTCGGGTCAGACTTGGTCCACATGCAGAGTCCACTCGGTATCGTTGGTGTTGAAACCAACGGTGACGTCAGACTGTATGTCGAACACATCAACTCTATCGTAGACCCTAATGAGGGACACACTGCGGGCGGTATCAAGTTCATCTTCTAGGGTAAAATTGCTGAAAGGTCCTCCCAATACTATGGCCAAATTAAAGTCACAAGGCGGAATTTCGCCTGAACTGATGGAGCAAGCCAAAGCGGCTATGCTCGAAGAGAATATGAACTACGCCGAGGCACAAGAGCCCTCGAAGCGTAGTGGTGCTGGTTATCCATCTATAGCTGGATACGCTGAGAACTATCTCAAGCAAAGCAAGTGAAAGAACGTAACCGCAAAGGAATGTTTCGCGCCGCTGAGTCAGTAGCATACAAAATGAATAAGCACACTGGATTTGATCAGGTCTCTTGGTTGGCATTCCAAGAAGCGGCAACTGAGAAATACTCGGGAACGGAAGAAGACGAACAAGAGTTTAAGCAAGGCGGCTGTCCTGACGGCTTCCGCTCTAAGGGCTCAGAAACTATTGCAGGCAAGCGCCGTGAGGTCTGCTGCACGCCTGATGGCAAAATTTGCATGACTGCCGACG